TCGAGAAGATTTTCGGCACGCGGCCCGACGTGGAAATGGCCGACTACCGGGCTGACTTCACCGGCCTGTACACTGATAGCCGGGTAGTAGTGTCCAGCGTGCAAACCCTGTCCAGGCCGGGAAGGCTGCGGCGGTGGAATCCGGCGGACTTCGGCCTGGTGATTGTGGATGAATGTTTTGTGGCAGGGACGCTGGTCGATGGCCGGCCTATCGAAGAAATAAAAGAGGGGGATTGTGTTAAATCGTGGTGCCATGACGCCAGCCGCTATGAGATGAAAAGGGTTACCCATGTTTTCAAGTCGCAACCGTCTTCGCTGGTTACCGTAATCACGGCAAGCGGGCGGCGGATAACGTGTACTCCGATGCATCCGTTTCATGTGCCGGAGGTTGGCGGCTATCTGCCTGCCAGGGACCTGGCCGGTCAGCGTTGCCGGGCCGATCATGGAGGCGATGAACAGATAATCCAGGTCGAGTCCGCACAGTCTGGCCCCTGGGTTTTTAACTTGGAAGTCGAGGGCAACCACAACTATTTTGCCGAAGGAATCTTAGTCCATAACTGTCATCACGCGGTGCCGAAAAACGCTAGCTATTATTCCGTGCTGGAGCATTTCCGGGGCAATCCGGATACCAGGGTTTTGGGAGTGACGGCAACGCCGGATCGGGCCGACGAAGAGGCGTTGGGCCAGATATTCGATTGCGTGGCCTACGAATATTCGATCCAGGACGCGATACGCGATGGCTGGCTGGTGCCGATCAAGCAGTTTTTCGTGACGATAGAAAGCCTGGATTTATCGCCGCTGAAAAAAACCGGCGGGGATTTTACCGATTCCGATTTGGCGGGGATTGTCAACCGGGCCGCATGGGAAATTGCGGCGGGGACTCTCGAAAAGGCCGGCGACAAGCCTACCCTGGTTTTCGTCCCAGGCCGCCGGCGCGGTGAAGGCAACGATGTTTCGCCGATGGAAACCGTCTGCGCGGCTTTCAATTCGCTCAGGCCTGGGTGCGCGGCGTTCATCTCGGGCGATCCAAAAGAAACGCCACGAGAATTGCGGGCGGAGCTGGTGGCGAAATTCCGGCAGGGTGAATTGCAGGTCCTGATTTCCTGCGGGGTTTTTCTCGAAGGTTTTGACGCGCCCAACGCGGCGGTAATTGCCATGGCGCGGCCGACATGCTCGCGAGCACTTTACTCCCAGGCGATTGGCCGGGGGACGCGGCCATTGGCGGGGATCGTCGATGGGCCGGAGACGCCGGAGCTGCGGCAAGCGGCGATTGCGGCCAGCGCGAAGACGCACGTCCTGGTCCTGGATTATGTGGGAAATTCTGGCAAGCACAAGCTCGATCTGGTTTCCACTGTGGATATTTTGGGCGGCAAGTGCTCCGAGGCGGTTGTCGAGCGGGCGCGGGAAATTATCGAGCGCGAAAAAGAGCCCATCGACGCACAGTCGGCACTGGCGCAGGCGGAAGTGGAATTGCTGGCGGAGAAGCGGGCGGCATTGGCCAGGCAGCATGAACAGGAAGCGCGCTATAAAGCCAAGGCGACAATCAACGTCCAGGCCGTCGATCCGTTTGACGTGCTACAGATACTGCCAGGCCGGGAACCTGCCTGGCATCGGGGCCGGCTGGCCACGGAAAAACAAGTGGATTATCTGCGAAAACTGGGCGTACCAATCGAGCCGGAAATGGCATTCTCGCGGGCAAGCCAGCTGATCGGGACGTGCATCGGCCGGCGCGAGCAGGGGCTGTGCACATTCAAACAGGCGCGGCTGCTGGCCAAGTTTGGCATACCGGCCGGGGACATGGGGTTTGCCGAAGCGAGCGCGAAGATAACGGAGCTGCTGGGGAGATAATGCGATGATGGATAAAGATTTGCTTGAGGCCGGGTTCAAAGAATTCAAGCCCAACCCTCTCTTTGAGCGGTGGGAAAAGGGATTTCAATGGCCGGTGCGTGATGGGATCGGCACTCGCTATTTCATTAACTGTTATTTCTGGTGGCACTACGGGGGCGATGGGTGGGAGATCAAGATTACCTACGACGGTGGATGCGGCTGGTTTCCGCACGAATCGCCGCTGGAAATAAAAATTTGGGGGGCCATGGACAAATGGACTGTCCGAGAAATCCTGGATTACGCAAACCAATTGTGGGAACGGTTGCATCCGAATTATTACGGCCCAATCACCGCGCAGTGACGCTGCCCCTCGGCAGAGGTGAAGGGTGGGAGGTTGTTTGATGCCGACTAAAAAATTCTGCGTGCACTTGCCCACATTCGATGAAAATTACTGGTACACGCTCCAGGAATTGCGGCACCGCATAAATGATGCGGAATTTATGGGGCAGCCGCCAGGCACGGTGAAATATGCGCGATATAGCCTTGCCCGCGATGGGCCTGTGGCGTGGATTTTCGAGCTGGAATTTGAAGAGGTCGGGGTCGTGCCGGATGTCATTATCGGACCGGACGTCGGGATGGGCAACCTTTATCACTCTGCCGACTTTTCGAAATTGCGGCCGGAATTATTTGAGCCAGGCAACCTGTAAGGATTCCTTACAAGTTCACCAAGGGGGGTGGGGTATTGCTGGATTTGCCGGAGGAATATGTACGATGGCTTCTGCTGGGCATGGCCCTGGCCAACGACGATTACCGGGAGAAAATCGCGGCTATCGACTCCCTGGTTTTCGGGCTGGGCGGAAAATCGATGGCGGCGGAACTCCACAAAAATCTACCCAGCAAGGAGAAAATACTCGCCTGGTTCGAGGGCCATGGAATCGAGCTATCGGGCCGGAAATTGCGGGAAGCGATTATCGAGGACGCGAAAAAATCCGGGCAGAAAAGGCGGTTGGTGCGGGAATTGATGGAGCAGATTGGGAAGATTCAGGGGTAGAACGCGGCGAAAAGGCTGATGAAACCGAGGGCGAATGTGCCGCATTTTGGTGCGGGGCGATTTTGTCAATGAAACCGATAGTGAGATTGCCCCGCACCCTTTTGGCGACACAACGCGGCGAAGCTTTCATTGATACCGATAGGGGCGATGCCGCGTTGTTGGGGGCGATGGCGAAGATGAAACCGAAAGAGGTATTGCCCCGCACCCTTTTGGCGATACGACGCGGCGAGTCAACCTTTGATACCGAAACCGCGTGTGCCGCGTTTTGGGGGTGCGGGGCGAGTAGAATGATGAAACCGACGATACCTTTGCCCCGTACCCTTTTTGTAAACCGGAGTGGCAATGGACTTCGCGCAAATCTGCGCCGCGCATGGATTGATCGAGCCAGTATCCGAGTTCCGCTTTGCGCCGCCACGCAAATGGCGCTTCGATTGGGCCTGGCCGGAATGGAAACTGGCCGTTGAAATCGAGGGGGGGGCATGGGTACGGGGCCGGCACAATCGGGGCAAGGGATTTATCGGGGACTTGGAAAAATACAACGCGGCAACCATCCTGGGGTGGGCGGTGCTGCGGGTGACGCCGCAACACGTCCATGCGGGGCAGGCGATTGCGTGGATACGAGAGTGGGCTGAAAATCAGAAGGAGAAAAAATGAAGGCAACCAAAACTATCGAAATTGAAGTCTGTGATCTTTGCGGCGAGGAATATCAGCCTGCCCATCCGCCCCCGCACATGCCTCCACGCAAAGAAGAATCCGTCTTATCCAATTGCGCCATTTGCAGAAGAGATGCTTGCGCTCTTTGCGTTGGTTCTTGGGTGTATATTAAGGACGACCGCGAGGTGATTTGCAACCGCCATCCGGAAGTTTCGGCCAAAATAGTCAACCTGAGGGAACAGGCCCAGCAGGCCATGGCCCGGCTGTTGGCTGCCGTGGTTAATAAGGCCCCTGGGAATTAGGCCAATAAAAAATCCGCCGGTATTGACCCGGCGGGATGGGGCAACTAGAATTACCCCAGGTGTAGGAAATCATCTTACCGATAAAACGAAGGCGAGACAAGGGCATGGAAATCGCCATTGCTGATATTGAAATCCCGCCGCGATACCGCAGGGCCATTACGGGAATCGAGGAACTGGCCAATAGCATTGAAAATGTCGGCCTTCTCCAGCCCATCGTTTTGACTCCCGACTACGGGCCGAGCATGACGAAAATACCTGCCGGGTGGATTTCTCGCTCTCGGAATCAGTGGCTATCGGTGAGGCTGTTGCCGAAGCTTACAGGCCCAAGGCGGAAGAGAAAGAGAAATCCGGGAAGGGGGCCAACGATAGCGGCGGGCGAGGAAAAAAGAAAAACCCTGGGGCAACTTGCCCCAGGGTTTCACGAGACGAAACCGCCCGCACGAATGAGCAAGCGGCATCGGTTGCCGGAATGAAACGCCGTACTTACGAGAAGGCCCAGGCCGTAATTGAGGCGGCGAAGGCCGAGCCCAAGAGATTCAAGTCGCTTGTCGAGGAAATGGATCGGACGGGTAAGGCGAATGGAGTTTATAAGAAACTCAAAAATATCAAGGCCGCTGATGCCATCTGCCGCGAACCTCCACCATTACCGGAAGGGCCGTTTCGTGTCATCGCGGCCACTCACCTGCGTGACCTGCCGCTTTGGCGATTGTTGGTGGTCCTGGCCGATGCCGAACGGGTGTTCGGGCCAAACGACCCGATGACCAGGCGGTTCGCCGAGGTGGTCCAGGCCCGACTCGAAAAAGAATCTGACGCCATGGCGATATAGCAATCGGCCCGATGATCCTTCCCACCAGGCCGCCAATCCATATCCGTCCATGTCGATTGCCGAAATCGCCACAGCCAGAGAACGGCGTCCTCGTGGGCCATGTCTTTCACTTTCATTGGGTGACAAATGCCCATTTGCCGGAGGTTTGGCCTATCGTCGAGGCCTGGGGATTCCAGTACAAGACGCGGGGGGACTGTCAGGAAGTTTGGCGACATGATCGACGCCTGGCAATCGGCCGACTTTTTTAGCATTGATCCGGCCATGATGCGTTGTGCTGGCGTGGGCCAGGCCGACGCCAGGATGCGGTTCTATCTTGAGCGGCCACGCGGTCACTCAAAGACTACTGATCTCGCAATAGTTGCCATATGGTGCCTGGCATTTGCGGCCAGGCCGATCCGAGGCTATGCTTTCGCCGCCGACGTTGACCAGGCCGCCATTTTGCTTGACGCCATTCAGCGGATTATCCAGTTCAATCCCTGGCTTCGAGACTTGCTGTCTGTCAGCAAGGGTATGGTTGCTAACACTGCCAGGGGACACCCCGGCAACGGCCGTTATGAATCCCATGGGGTTTGGTATCGGGGAATTGCAACCTTGCAACGATGCAACCTGGATCCGGGTTAATCCCTTATACGAGAGAATGAATATGGCAATTAACCGGGAATCAGGTTGCATCGTTGCATCGTTGCAACAGATGGGGTTGGCATCCGGCTTGGGGGACCATGATCCGGCCGGCTGGCCGGGGTGCTTTTGCTTTATTTCCAACAAAAAAAAGTCTCCGATCCTAAAATAATCCTACTTTGCGCCCCACTTTGATCCTCCGCAGTACCGGATGATTCCGGTATGGAAAACAACCACCTTTTGACTTTGCGAGCCGCGGCCAATCACTTGCAAGTGCCCCTGGGCTGGCTCAAAGCCGAAGCCAAGGCCGGGCATATCCCCTGCCTCAAAGTCGGCCGGCGGTTTCTCTTCAATATCGAAGCCGTTGAAGACGCACTTCTTGCCCGGGCAGGGGGTGGCCAAATGACGCATACCGTCAAGACGCTGGCCCAGATGTTCCAGGTATCGCCCCATACGGTTTTAAGCTGGATCCGAAACGGCACGCTGAAGGCCATCAACGTTTCGCCCAATATTGGAAAAAAACCGCAATGGCGAATCACCCAGGCCGCAATTGAATCCTTCGAGCAAACCCGGACGTCCGCACCGCCGCCCGCCAAGCTGCCGCGAAAAAGGAAACGGGAAAGCGACTACATCAGGTTTTATAGCTGAGGGGAAAACGGTGAATCACAAGGGCGGAAGGCCAGAAAAAAACGCTGACATTGCGTCAGCGTTTCTGGAAGTGCTGGGCGAAACGGTGAAGCGCGGACGGCCAGAAAAGGTAACACGGTGTTACCTTTTCTGCCCGAAGGAATCACCAAGAAGGAATCGTCCCGTGCCCAAGACCTGGCCAGCATGGCCATGGTATCGACCATAACGCCGCCGATCTACTTCGGGCCGAACAGGGGGCGATTATGCGGTACCGCATACTTGCCCGAGTAAACCAGCTATGATTTTTCCGCAGCTATTTTTGCGGGTCGCGCGGATAGCGGTCGTCCTCATGCCCTTCATGCCGACATGGTCGCCACTGAGAACCTCGAAGGTCCAGGCAGACAGGCTGGGCTTGTCGGGCAAAGACTTGAGCAGCGACGCGAAGGCCAGAAAAAACCGCAAGAAAAATCCCGGCGGCCGCGACGGCGGCGACTATGTCTATAAATCCGATGACGTCTATCGCATTGCAAATCAGAAAAAAGAGCCGCGACGTAAACCAGACCCCGAAGAAATCCGCAAAAAGCTGGGCATATCCCGCGATTAACTTTCCTAGAACTTTTCCAGCAAAAAAAATTTCCCCTGACAAACCCCGGGTTTCCGGGGTTTTTTGTTTTCCTGGGGAAAAGTTACCTGGAAAAAGTTTTCCGGGAAAGAACCGCGGGTAAATTTTGGGGCTGTGTGATTCAAGCAGTTTTGTGAGGGACCAGAAATGTACACCGTCAGCCAAATTATGGAACGTTACCGCGTGGCAGAAAATACCGTTCTGCGATGGTTGCACACTGGCCAGCTGGCCGGCGTGAATGTCGGCCGCGAACCCGGCAAACAAAAGAAGCGCTGGCGAATAACGGCCGAAGCGCTGGTCGCGTTTGAAACGGCGCGGACGCAATGTCCGCCGCCGCCGCGGGCGCCGCGCCGCCGCAAACAAAGCACGCCCGATACCATCGAATTTTTCCAGACGTGAAACGTAAAACCGCGTGGCGACTCGCCCCGGTTGTCACGCGGAAATCAAAGTAGGGGCGTTAAAAGAGGTGAAAAATGTCTATTTCGATTCCCGTTTCTGCTGGCGGACCGCCTGCGGGCGTGTACCTGGTCAAGTTTGTCTCTGTCGAAATGACGACGCATGAAAAATACGGACCAGGCATGAGAACTCGGAGTATTCGCTTTGGGCCTCATCGCCGAATTGCCATTCGGGATTCCAGAAGCAGCGAATAATCGATGCCGTGCTCCCATCGTGGGCCTTTCCAGTATACTGGCCAGTCTTTGGATTCTTTCATGGGTTTTTTCTTCTGGGGCGGTTTTCGTTTATCAATATCCTTTGTTGGATATTCACCATCTGTTGGTGTAGAGCATCCCCTTGCAAGGGGAGAGCATCCCACTACTCGGGACTCTACGCTATCCCACGATAGCATTAGCTGCCAGTGCCGGCCATGATGCCCAGCGTTTTTCGTCCCTTTCGTCCTGGCGTACGCAACAACCTGGTAACTGTCGGGGGCTTCGGCATCCTAGCCGCATTTCTTTTAACGCGTGGATGAAACCTGTTCACGCGGCGACTTGAGTTCCCCAACCTTTTTCAGGGGATTCCAGGGGTTATTGTTTGCCCTTGGCGGGATTCGCCTTACTCGCTGTCGCTCCACAACTCGCGGCGGGCCGCTCGGTATGTGTCCTTCCCGGCCAGGTTACCCAATCGGGGGGCTATCGCCTTCGGCAATAAAAGGCTTCGCAGTGGAAGGTTCCGTACTGGCAGACGGAACGCCGGCCTTGTTCAGGGGCGGCCCTTGTTTTTTAATTAGCAAGCCATTGGAATCGAACCGCATCCAGGCGGATTTGCGCCTATGGATGATGGGGCCGCCGCACAAAATGCAATGGCGGCGAAAACAGCCGATTTCTGGCAACATTCTAAGTTGGATCGATTTGCACCGGCAACATTTAGAGACTTTGTCGCTCGTGCCTTGCCGTTTTTTCTTCAGGTGGTAAGATGATTTCAGCATTCCATCAACATTTCTACGATGTTGGAGGCCGGGCGTCAAGCCCGGCTTTTTTTATTTGACGCCCGGAATATCTCAGACATTGACGCTCGGCGGCCGACATGGCCAAGGCGGATGGTTGTGGGCATGGGCTACGCAGTCCTGCCCACTTACGAAATGCCAAACTTCCCGGCCGGTAAGTGCTGATTCGTTGCCCAGATCGGCGGGGCTGTGCGGTTCGTGGACGATGATAAACACCGGCGAACATGAGGCAACGGCAACCCGATGAGGTTAAAGCCAAAACTTCACCGACATGGCGGCCAGCCAAAAAACTGCATGAACTGGTTTGCCATCGTGATTGACGCCGCGATAAAAGGCGATATCGCCACTGCCGATAAGGCATTAGCGGAACTGAAAAGACTTGGCATTACCGTCCAGGCCACAAGGCTGGCCGTGAGTTTGTGGCGCGAACCTGCGAATATCCTTGACAGCTATCCCCAAAAGGACAAAAATAAAAACCAGGACAGCGGCTCGGCCAAACGGAGGGGGCGAATGTGGCGAACCACAGCACCAGCAAAAACCGCCGCAAACGGCAAAAACTGAAAGAATCCTACTCCAAGGCCAGGGAAGAGGCCCAACTCTACAACCTCATCCCTACCACGCCGGAGGGAGCTATCCGCTACGAACAAGTCAACCCCGCAACCCAATCAGAACAAAAAATCCCATCTCTGGACAGAAAGGCATTCCGCAAAGGCTGGGCCGTCCCCGAAGAAGCCAAGGTCCTGATCGTGGATCGGCTTCTTGAGCCTTTTCTCGAAAAACCCGAAACCGAAATCGACGCCAATGGCAACCGCGTAGAAATCGAGCCGGACAGATATTTGCTGAAAGAAAACGCCAAGGTGCTCAAGGACGCGGATCGGCTACAATGGGAGCGGGATAATCCGGAAGATGCGGGCAAGGCGGCGGGGGCGGCGCAAGTCAATATTATCCCCGATCTTGAGGCGATTATGGCGGCGGTTGCCAGGCAGAGGACGTGCGAAGTGATTGAGCAACGGATAGCGAACGAATGCCCGCCGGGTGAAATATAACCTTGTTGCTGCTTGACGAATTTCTGGCCTTGAAAGAAACCCTTTGGCCGCACATCACCTTTTACGGCAAGCAGATAGAGATAATCGATAGCGTTTGCCGAAACGATGAAACCTACGTTCCCGCAGGCAACCAGCTGGGCAAGGATTTTGTAGCCGGGTTTGTTGCCGTTGCTGCCTTTATCCTGTGCCATGTCAAGCAGTTGCAATGCCGGATTGTGACTACTTCGGTGGCTGAGCATCACTTGCGGGTATTGTGGGGGGAGATCGGCCGGTTCATGACGGCGGCCAAGGCGCCATTGTTGAAAACCAAGGACAACAGCCAGGGCGTATATGTTATGAATTACCAGGAGATCAGGTTGGCAGCGGAGGTAGAGGCAAGGAATCCTTATAGTTATCTGGTTGGCCGGGTGACGGACAAGGACGAGGGGTTGGCCGGGCACCATGCCGACTATACCCTGTTTGTTGGGGATGAGGCGTCTGGCCTGGCTGACGCGGCGTATGTTGCGGCGCAGGGGTGGGCCAAAAGGATGCTGTTTCTGGGGAATCCAAACCCTTGCGAGAATTTTTTTCGGCGGGCGTGCCGGGACGTGGCGGGGAAATAAATTAAGACATTTGCTATAGCTTATTCTACCCTGATTTTTCCGCAGTTTGCGTAACTGCCTCACGTGAGGCAGTTACGCTTCGGGGTGCTGAAATGCCTGGTTATTATCGCAAGATCATTCGGGTGACGGCTATGGACAGCCCGAATGTCCGCTTTGGCGAGGCTCAGGAGCGGGCCGGCAAGCGGCCTACCAATGAAATCCTTGTCCCTGGCGTGTTGACGTTTACCGAGTACCGGAAGCGGCGGGCTGTTTGGGACGCGGTGAGGCAGTGCATTGGCCTGGATGCCGAGTTTTACGAAGGCGCCGAGGTTCTGCTATTCCCGCCGGAGTGGTTGAATTTGGCGGAGAATCGGGCGGATGCCATCGAGAAAATGCAAAGGCAGGCGAAGGCTATTGGCATCGATCCGGCGGAAGGCGGGGACCAAACGGCAATCGCCGTCGTGGACGAGCTGGGCCTGATTGAGTTGTCGAGCCGCCAGACGCCGGATACCAGCGTCATCACGGGCGAGATAATTGCACTCATGCACCGTTACCTGGTGCCGGCCGACATGGTTATCCTGGATCGGGGCGGCGGCGGCAAGGAGCATGCCGACAGGTTGCGCGCCCAGGGGTACGCTGTGCGCACCGTGGCCTTTGGGGAGGCGGTAGTGATGGATCCGAAACGCGGGATACGGCACCTCAGCGAACGCCGGGACAACCGCGAGGAAAGGTACGCTTACAAGAATCGTCGTGCGGAAATGTACGGTATGTTGAGTCTCCGGCTCGATCCTACGGCGAATGAGTTTCCCTTTGCCTTGCCAAAAAAATACGGTAAACTCAGAAATCAGCTTGCGGTAATTCCGAAAACTTACGACGATGAAGGCAGGCTGACATTGATGCCGAAACGGACTGACGGCAGCGGGCCGAGCATGGTAAAATTGATCGGGCATTCTCCGGACGAGTCGGATGCGTTGGTTCTGGCCATCTATGGGATGGCCGCGAAGAAACCTATAATGGCCGGGGCGATTTTCTGAAAGGATTCTTGCATGCACGAATTGCTTGGCATCATGGTGGCATTTCTATTGGCTGGCGGCATGGATCGGGAGAAGCAAAAAACCGACCAGCTGGCTCCGCAACCCATCAAAACAATAACCGGTTATTACGCAACTTCCGGCAAGGACGACCGCGACAAAGAATATGGCGGGTTCGTCAAGGTGTCGCCGGTGGGCAAGTTCTACCGGGTGGAGTGGGCTTTTACCGGCCAGCAAATTATCGGTTGCGGAATTCTTGAAGGCGATGTTTTATCGGTTGGCTGGCATATGGTGGTCCAGGTTCCGCAAGGCGAGGCGACCATGTCCGGGATTCACCGTATGCAATTCAGCGGCGACAATGCGAGCGGGGTGTGGGGCACCATGCCTGGCAGCGGCAACAAGCTGGTGGAGAAATGGGAGTTCGTACGGCCCCTGAAATAATCCACTTTAAGGAGCAGAAGGGTTGGAATATGCTGGACTTTGTGTCGGTGTTACAGAATTTTGGATTTGCGGCGTTGGTCTTGGCGGCATTCAGTTTTGGGGTTTGGCGGGTGATGGTCTGGATTGGCACGCGGATTGTGCCGATGGGGGAAAAAATCGTTGAACGGCACATCTTATTCCTGAACGAAATCGCTCAGAACAATTCCAAGGCACATGCCGAGATAATCGAGATACTCCGGGAAAGGAACGGACCATGCGATGGTTGATTAGCCTTGCCGTCTCTTCTTTATTTGCTGTATCGCTGCTTCTGATCGGCGCCCATGCCGACGACATATTTATTTTCGGATTCCTGGTGGTGATTGGACTGGCCATCCTGATTTGTCCCTGGGTGTTTTTGGCTCGTGCGTGGGATGAGGCGAAGTTCTTGCGAGAGGCGGCATCCATGTGGATGCGTGTGGCCGATGATGCAAAGGCCCAACTCAAGGAATTGTTGGGCCCGGATGATGAAGACGACGAGGATGAAGATGAATGGGAAGAAGAGTCCAATTCCTATACGCAAAGGTGGAAAAGGGAATGACTGCTCCAAAAAACGGCCAGCCGATAGAGAACGCTGATACGCTGGCCAGGTTTGAAAACTTGGTCGGCAACGTCATGTCGGCGCGTTCGGAGTTGTTTCGGCGGCTGTTTGATCCGCGCCGCGACATTGATGACGAGTGCGGCTATCCACGCGACGGCCTGTCCGCGCAGGACTACTACGCTTTGTTCGACCGCGATCCGATTGCCAATCGCGTTGTGGAGGTTTATCCGAAAGAGTCATGGCAAGTACAGCCAGAAGTTTACGAAGATGAATCCCCGAAGAGCGCCACTGAATTCGAGGAAGTGTGGGACGGCCTGGGACGGCATTTGAATCAAGGTAGTTATTATCAAGATGAAGCCGGTGGCCCGATCTGGGAAATGCTTTTGCGGGCGGATATTCTCTCTGGCATCGGCCAGTATGGGGCAGTCTTCCTGGGATTGGATGACGGACAGGAATTATCGCAACCGGCAAAGCAAGCAAAGAAATTGCTGTTCGCGCACGTCCTGCCGGAGTCATTGGCGATTATCACCTCGTGGGAGTCGGACCGTACCAATCCACGCTACGGCCAGCCGGCAATGTATCAGGTAACCCTGGGTGATCCATACCAGCAATGGACGGGGATCGGCGCCAGCCAGTCAGTGACAACCAATGTGCATTGGTCGAGAATAGTCCACATTGCGGACAATTTAACTAGCAATAAGTGGCTGGGCACACCAAGGATGCGGCCGGTACTGAATCGGCTGCTGGACTTGCGGAAGTTATACGGCGGCAGTGCGGAAATGTACTGGAAGGGGGCCTTCCCCGGTTACGTGTTGTCGAGTCATCCGCAGCTGGGCGGGGACGTGGCGGCCGACACCGACAAAATGCGCGACATGATGGAAAACTACATGAATGGGTTGCAACGGTATGTTGCGCTCATGGGGTTCTCCATGCAGGGGCTGGCGCCGCAGGTGGTTGACCCGACCAGCCAGATAGCCGTGCAATTGGAGGCGGTGTGTATCAAGCTGGGAATACCCAAGCGGGTGTTTATCGGCTCGGAGAGGGGCGAGCTGGCCAGCGGCCAGGATGACGCGGCCTGGAATGACCGCCTGAAGCTACGGCAGAAGTACCACATAACGCCGCGGGTAATCGTGCCCTTTGTGGATCGGCTTATTCATCTGGGAATACTGCCGACGCCGAAGGGGTACAGCGTATTCTGGCCAGACTTGGCCAGTCAGACGGACCAGGAAAAAGCGAACGTGGCGGCGACAAAGACGAACGCGGCGGCCCAGTACATTGCCGGCAACGTCGAGGCGTTGATACCGCCGCTGGAATACCTGACGGAAATTTTTGGAATGACAGACGAGCGGGCCGAGGCGATATTGGCTGACGCCGCGGCAAGGGCGGAAGAATGACAAAAGACGATAGGTTTCCAGTGGGATTTGACCCGGTGCTGAGGTACGACCGTACTTATTCGGCCAGGGCGCCTACCGTAAAAGACGATAATTTCCCGGTGGGCAAGCGGTGGTGGGATGTTGTTGCCTTCATCGAATATGTTTGCCTGGACAGTGCCCTTGGGGCTGCCGTCTGGGTCGAATCGCGACGGATGGTTGAAAGCGCCTGGACGATAGAGCAAAAGCGAAAGCCATGAGAGCGATATGCCTGGGGAACAAGGTGTTCTGCCCGTTGGTTGGGGCTTTCGGGCAACCAGGCCTATTTTTTTGAGGTGAAGGATGTGAAAAACCTGTTCATCTTCTTGGGTTTCTTCACCGGCATCCTGGCGGGTTCGTGCCTTGTCGATGCCCAGCACCGCGGCATTGAATTTCCGCCGCGCGAGGGCAAGTATCTGATCCTGGCAACCGAAGCGATAGACGGGGATACGGTGCGGTTCTTTTGGTTGGTCGAGGGGACGGCCCGGCTGTATGGGATAAACGCTCCGGAGATGCACGGTGAGGATCGGGACAAGGGCGAGGCGGCAAAGAAATTCCTGCAAGAGAAGTTGCCGAAGACTCCTACCTGGGCGAGGATCGTGGGCCGGGAGAAGTACGGTCGGACCCTGATGGACATTTCCGACATGGGAGGGCTGAGTCTCAGTAAGACGATGATCGACGCCGGCCACGCGGTTGGCTGGGATGGGAAGGGAAAGCGGCCGTGACATTGCCAGGCTGGGGCGGAAGGTTACGAGGTATGGCCTTTTGCTTTCGGCCTGGCGTTTATTTTTGGGGAAATCATGGTTCCATGTTCATTCACCGAAGCTGATACCGTACTCGATAAGCCGGACGAAATGAGCCGGGAGGAATGTGAGGCCCTGTCGGTATGCCGGGGTACAACCGAGAGCGGGTTTCCCGTGCTGGTGTCGTGCTGGAAGCTTACCAAAGAAGAGCTGGAATACGTGATTCGGACAGGCAGGATATGGATGGTGGTTGCCGGGGAAACGATGTCTCCGGTCTGGTTGTCGGCAATCAAACCGGGGATAAAGTAGGTTTACGATGGCGAAAGCGAAAAGGCGGGCCAATCCCCTGAGAATCGATCCGACCAGGACGGCCACGATGCGCCGGCAATTCTTGGCCAGGCTGAAACGCAAGTTTCGGCGGCTCCGGCTGGAGGTTATCGATCTGATCCGGGACGAAGATGCCCTGGGTATCGATGTGCGGAATGCATTTTGCCCCACGGGTGAAGGCGGTGGCGTCGATCCCAGCTGCGGTTCATCGACGGGCAAGCAATCCGCAGAAAAGGCCATGGCCGCTGGCGAGCACGGCAAGGCCCTGAAGGCCGCTTACGAAAACCATCGGGATTTTACCTATCCGGAAATCAACGACTTGGTGGACAAGATAACCGGGCCGATGAAAAGGGCGGAGTCGCAAGCGCTGGCGAAAGAATTCGGAATCGCCAAGCCGCTTTCCAGCAAGTCGGCGGCCGTGGCGGAAATTAAGCGGAAGATCATGGAGCGGAAGGGCAGCTGGGAGCGTACCCAGTTCCGGGCAACCAACGCTTTTTGTCCGACCGGGGAAGGTGGCGGGATTGATCCATCATGCAGTCCGGGTAGTGGCATGGCGGCGAAACTGGGCGCCGTGATCGATAAAGTCCCGGTTATCGGCAAGATCAAGCGGGGCATGACTGGGGTAATGAAATCGATACATGGCCGGCTGGAGAAACGATACGGCAGCAAGGCCGCAACCGCGATCATGACCAGCGGGGCCATCGGCGGCTACGCGGTAGCAGCGGGTGCATTTGCCCTGACGGGGGTTCCTGGTGTCCCGATAGTAAACGACTTGATTTCCATTGCGGCGCACACTGCTCTTGCGGAGATCGGCTTGCAGGCATCACGCCTTGCCAAAAGATTCACCGGCAACGCCAGCAGCCAGGAAGTCTGGCAGGAAATCCAGGATTACCTGGCAACGATGATTGAAGAGTACCGATCTGAATTGGAGCAAATCCAGGACGGCCCGGAAATCCGGGAGCTGATAGCCGAATTCAAAAACCAAAGCCTGGTTGCCAACGACCGCTGGCGATTCCTGACCAGCCCGGAAAAAGTGAAGGCTTTTCAGGAATGGCTCAAGACGCAAATGCAGCAAATAATCCGTAGTGAAGATGATGAAGAGTTGTGGCGGGCATATATCGAGCAGGGTTTCAGAAAAGGGGCCGGCCGGGCTTTTGATGATGTGCGGCAAAGCGAATTAAAGAAACGCCGGCCGGAGTTATTTACGCCGGAAGCGCAACGTGAAGGCATGGGATTTTTCGCGGGCACGCGCGATGAATTCCTGCGGCAGTCTTTTGCCAGGCCGGTAAGCGTCGAAAGGGTGAAGCTGCTGGCCGGCCGCGCTTTTGACGATCTGGAAAATATCACAAGCGACATGGCCGCGAAAATGACCCGCGCCCTGACCGATGGATTGATCGAAGGCAAACATTCCTTGGAAGTGGCTAGCGATCTGGCCGAACAGGTGGACCTGACCTACAGCCGTGCCGAGTTGATTGCCCGTACAGAGTTGACCAGGGCGCACGCCCAGGGCCAGTTGCAGGCCATGGAAGAAATGGGTGTGGCGGAGGTCGGGGTTGCCGTCGAGTGGGCAACCGCTAATGACGATGCTGTATGTAGCAAATGTGAGCCGTTGGAAGGCGTGGTGCTGTCGTTGGCCGAAGCGCAGAACCTGTTGCCGCGCCATCCTCGTTGCCGGTGCGTATTTCTGCCCGCTAACACCGGCGAAGACACCGAAAACCAGAAGGATACCAAGAAGGAAATTGAGCGAGCCATCCGGGAATCAACTGAAGGCGGCGACGAGTGGGGGCCGCCATCGGTAAGCAAGGAGCGGCCGCAAAGCATTTTCAACCAGCGGATGCAGCTGCCATTCGCGTTGCTGGAATTCTCGCGGTTCGTGGGAAATATGTCGTACTTTGCGGATTGCGAACGAGATCCCAAAGGACGTTGCTTGCCATCGGGGAAAGGGGAGCAAGGGTACGCTACTTCCGCCGTACAAGAGGCAAGCGTCAAGGTAGCCCGAGCGAAAATCAAAAATGCGCCAGTCCCATCCAAGGAGGCAGCAGCCAAAGCCCGCGAAGAATTGGCCCGCGCGAAGGCGGAAGGCTCAAGGCCGGGCGGAGAAAGTAGGGGCGGCGGTTCCAAGGACCGGCAGCGGCAACGCCTGAATTTATTCAAGGAATTCGGCGGCGAAACGAAAGGCTACGTTGCTTGCCCATGGACCGGGCTGAAAATGCACTGGACCGACGATCCGAAAGAAAACCCCAATGGCTATCCGAAATTTGAGCGAGGGAAAATATTCACCAAGGCCCAGGGCGGCGGTTATCAGATCCCAAATCTGATTCCGGAATCTTTTGCTGCCAACCGAAGCCGTAACGACAGACCGATGCGAAAGGAGAATCTGAAATGATCGTGACCGCGAAACGGCTGGGATGGGACGAACAATTAACAGCCGAGCAAGAGTACGATATGGCCCCCTACGAGGAATCGTCAGACGATCTGGAAGGGGAATTGCTGGTAAAGAAAATACCGGCCAGGCCAGAACATCCTGCCTTTACTGTTCACCTGGTCGGCGGCCACGAAGCCGACCCGAAAACAATCAAGCCGAAGGAATAGCCGTGAATCGACAGCTAGCCAGCCTTTGTTTGCAAGCCTATTCCGGGATTCCAGACGCCGATGTTTACCAGACTATCAGCCAGGTATGCTACGGCTTGCCATTCTCGGACGGCCGGGCCTTGATCTTTCGGGGAACTGACGACATTATCGACTGGTTCATGAATATCAGCGGCAAGAAAATCGACCATGCTTGGGGCGAGGTGCACCGTGGCTTTGACATGGCCTGGGAATTACTACGCAAGGTGATTCCCGATCCTGACCCGGCGACGCCTCTGTATCTGGCCGGGCACAGCCTGGGTGGGGCGCTGGCAACCATGGCCGCTGCCTACTACTACTCAAGGAATCCTATCAGGCGGGTAGTTACGTTCGGCTCACCACGGGCAGGGAATGCCGCTTTTCGGGACGCCTACGCACTGCGCCTGGGGGACAGGACGGCGCGATACGTAAACCAGAAAGACCCGGTGCCGTTCGCGCCGCCGCTGCTGATCGGCTACCGGCATGTAACCGCGTCGAAATGGTTTGATGGCACGGCCTGGCATGATGGGGTTTCGTGCTGGAGGTTTTTGCAGATGTCCGTTTCGGGGTTCATCAAAGACCATGATATGCAGCGATACGTCGAGGCCATGGATTTTTCTTGAGACATTCGCTGTCGATTATTCCGATGCGGAAATCCTGCGGTTTGCGTAAATGGCCCGGCCGGGCCATTTAGGTTTAGTGGGGGGCCGAATGGCGAAGAAAAGCATCAAACAAAAAATCCTGGCCGTCCTTGCCGATGGTCAGCCTCATGCCCGGCGTGAGCTTTTGGCATGTCTTGGGGATTCCCAAGCGAAGTACGTGAACCTCAACTGGCATATCACCACTCTGCGAAACGCCCTACGTAAAAAAGGCCAAGATATTATCTGTGAACTCTATAGGGGCAGGGGGATTCGCTATCGGTTAATTAAATTGTTTAATGGGTACGAAAAGCCAAGGCAAATATAAACCTATTTGAATATCCACCAACTCTTCTTTTCCCCTTTGATAAACCACCGCTTCGGTTGAAAATACCAGCATGGAAGCGGTGGTTGCAAATCTAACTGGCTCGATACGGCGAGAGTCCCGGAATGGCCGCAACTATGTCGTGGCCCCGATGACTCTGATCGTTCCTGGCGTCCTGAATGGTTCCGACGGCCCGCTCTATTACCCGCCAGAAGAAATACTTAAAAACCCGACGGACTGGAATGGCGTGCCGCTGGTGGTTTACCACCCGATCCGCAACGGGGTTCCAACATCCGCTCGCGATCCTGACATTGCCGAAAAACAAGAGATTGGCCGGGTGTACCATGCGGCAATTGACGATGACGGCAAGCTGAAGGCCGAGGGTTGGTTTGAGCTTGATGCCGTTAAACGGGTTGACAGCCGTATCCTTTCCGCCCTGGAAAAGGGGCTGCCAATCGAATTAAGTACCGGCCTATCTGTTGATAAGGTACCGGGCGAGGGCACTCACAACGGCAAGAATTACACCTACATAGCCCGCAATTATCGGCCGGATCACTTGGCGATCTTGCCCGATCAGAAGGGCGCATGTTCCGTCAAGGACGGCTGCGGCGTCCTTGTTAACGCCAAGAATGCCGTGGCGAAATTCTGGGATTGGCTGACGGGAAATTGCGGCGGCGGCGGCAATTGCGCCTTGACCGACGAGGACCATCGGCTGGGCGACGATGCCAAAAAGCAAGCGGATGCTGGGGAAAATCCGGCGTCCTGGGTAGCGGATGAGGACAAGTGGGAACAGGCCAAGGCCGCGGCCGATAAGGGCGGCTACGGGGATGACAAGTACTGGGCCGTGGTGAGTCATATCTACCGCCAAATGGGCGGTGAAACTAAGGAGGTAAATAATATGGATCGTGAAAAAGTCATTCAATACCTGGTCGCAAATTGCGATTGCTGGAAGGATGGCCAGAAAATTCTTAACGGGCTTGACGACCAACGGCTAACCGCGTTGGTCGAACGTGTGAAGAAACACAAGGCCGACGAGGTGATAGCCAACAGTGCCCGTAAGGGATTCAAGGTTGGCGGCAAGTCTTTCGTCTTCAACGCCGAGGCGGATGAATTCGAGCTGGTGAAGGAAGAGGAAGAGGAGGAAGAGGAAGGCGAGAAAAAAGAGAAAACCGAAAACGAGCGGGATGAAAAAGGCCATGGATGGGACGAGGGAGAAGAGTTCGACGAACGCAAGGCCGCGTTTCATCGGATGGCCGGAAATAAAGCGAAGAAGCAAACCGCCAACCAATGGCTTGCTTCGGCACCGGCTGAAATCCAATCCGCGGTCCGCAACGCCATGGCCATCGAGCATCGTGAACGCCAATTCCTGGTTGAAAAAATCGTGGCCAATGCTGGCGACAACAAAGAGAGGGTGGCCAAGCGGCTCCTGAACAAGCCGCTTGACGAGTTGCAAGACCTGGCGTCGTTGATTAACCCGAAACAGCAGGCGGCCGAGCCGTTCAGCTTTTTCGGAGCAGCGGCTCCGGTTGTGGCCAACCAGTCCCGTATCGATCCTGATGACGTTTTGGCCTTGCCGGTAATTAACTGGAAAAAGGAAGGTGCATAAATGGCTCGTGGCAATTCGATTCTCGTAAGTGGGGATGCCAGGCGAACGGAAGGCATAATCGCTACCGGCGAAACTCCCAAGCCCGGTACGGTCCTGCAAATTGATCCTACTGTGGCCCTGGTGGGCGGCCGGCATACCTGGAAGATTTTCGACCGGGGGGCCGATGGCGACCGTCCTGTTGGGCCGCTGGCGATTCTGGATGCCGATTGGGAACAAGGCAAGTTGGCAACCGATGCCTATGCCGCCGGCGACCGTTGCTGGCTTTTCTTCCCGCGTGCTGGAGATGAATTCAACTGCCTGCTGCTGGATATTTCCGGTACGGGCGATGACCATAGCGCTGGCGAGCTCCTGATGGTTGACGACGGTACGGGCAAGCTGATTGCCACGACCGGCACGCCGGAATCTGAGCCTTTCGTGTTGCTCGAAACGGTAACCGATCCCACGGCCGATACCCTGGCCTGGACAATGTACAGTGGTTATTAAGGATACAGGAGATAGATGATGTTCCAAGATTTTATTTTGAATGGACAGGCCAATGGGCCGGTTGCCGATACCCTGGCTGGCGTGCGTTTCGATCCGGGCCTGCTGCGGCCCTACTTGCTGCCCGTTGATGGCCGCAACTTACCGGCCTTCACCATCAACACGGGCCGGATCAAGACCGACGAAAAAGGCAGACTGGTGTCGGTTTACCAGCAGGTGCTTGCTGAAGACCTGTCCAAACGCGGTATCAATTCGCCGGTGACGAACGCCACGAGCTTGCGAAAGGAAGACTGGATTCATCTTGATCAGGGGGTGATTCTGGCCGCACGGCAGAGGTTGCGGGCCTGGGCCGATCTGGCCGCCGCCAATACTTTCTCATTCCCAGGCATGTCCAAACTTACCCTGGAATACGAAGCCCAGGCCGATGTGGGCGAGGCGGTCGTGGACTATGACGGCTTGACCCAGGGGCGAAATGATGCCCCGCTTTACAAGCTTCGCTCCTTGCCGTTGCCGATAACTCACAGCGACTTTGAATTTTCGGAAAGGCGCTTGGCCGTTTCTCGGAATACGGCAACGCCGCTTGATACCACGATGGCGGAAGCTGCTGGCCGGCGTGTTGCCGAGATGGTCGAGAAAACCACCATCGGCGTTGAGACCGGCAGCAGCTACGGCTATCAGTCCACTGGCGTGACGGCGCATGACTCGTCCATTGGCAGCACGGTTTACGGGTACACGAATTACCCGCATCGGGCCACGAAAACCAACATGGTCACACCGACCAGCTCAAACCCGAACTCTACCGTTGACGATGTGCTGGCCATGCGAAGCAGCTTGTACAGCAACAAATTCTACGGGCCTTTCATGGTGTACCATTCCACGGACTGGGATCAATTTTTGGATAACGATTACGCGTTTGTCAATGGCACCGATTACGGAGTGAATCCGTCCGTGACCTTGCGGGAACGGCTCAGGAAGATCGAAGGCATACAGGATGTTCGCCGGTTGGATTTCCTGACTTCCACTTACACGATGATCCTAGTTCAGATGACCAGCGACGTGGCCCGCGCAGTCATCGGCTTGGACTTGACCACGGTGCAATGGGAAGAAAAGGGCGGCATGAAAAAGCTATTCAAGGTGATGTGCATTAATGTGCCGCATCTCCGATCTGACTACTCCGGTAATTGCGGGATCATGCACGGGACCACTACGTAACGGGGGCAGACATGGCACAGCGATTCAAGGTGAAAGATAACGTGCTGGTGGTGGATCAAAAGCACAAGGCAAAAGGAGCGGCGGGGAAGGTTTACCGGGTCAAGCCGGGGACTCCTGACGCGGCCTATTCGGTCGTCACCAGTGATTACAAGAAAGATTTCGACGCCAAGGATAACCAATTGACAGGAGCATGACCATGAAATTCCGCCTTTTGCAAGGGCAGCACGTTCAGGGACCAAGGAACAAGCCGCAGGTTTACAACGCCGATGGTTCCGGGGATGGCAATGTCATCGAAAGCGCCGTGGACCTGTGTGCCCGGTTTAACCAATCCAATGGCAAGCCGCAGGGCGAGGCTTTTCGGAAATTCGACAGGGTATATGAGGAGCCTGCTGCTGCCGGCAAAAAGTCGGCTGGGTGAAAATCGGATTTTCGGCAGGCCATGTTAAGGAGCATTACATGAGACGGCTAGCAGCGATATTGGCTCTTCTTCTTTGGCCGGGGCTTCTCTTCGGCCAGTCAACCGATCTGTACGCACTACGGGCCAAGTTGATTGCGGAAGGGAAAGTAATTTCCAGTGCGGTTACGTACAGCCCGTTGCCGGCAACCTACGATGCCGGCGGCAATTTAATAATCCCGGCCGGCTGAAGTAGTGGTGGATGCCCGCCGGGCGCGGGCTATGGACCGCCGAAGATTACCGAATCCCGAAGCGGATCGGTGTTCGCACATTCCGCAAGGCTGCCTGACTGGATCGTAAATTCCTCAGTGAGGGTAAGGACGGGCAACAGCGGCGGTAGCGGCACGGTTGTAGAAATTAATCGGGAAGACGAAACCTTTATCGTCATTACCAATCGGCATGTGTGTCCGCAGCCGGGGGCGCCTGTCCGTGTCTTTTTCCCGGATGGGCGGAATGTGGCAGGAGTATCCCTGGGGCCGGACGATAAGGCCGATCTTGCCTGCCTGGAGATGCACGGCCAGGCCAGTAATTACGTGCCACTGGCCGAAGCTAGTCCGAAGAATCAGACAGGCATTTACCAGTGCGGCTATCCGAGCGGTAAGGGGCCAATCCAACGGCAAGGATACGCACTGGGCATGCATTCTTATTCGCGGACGGCCTGGAATCTCGATTTGCAATGTGTCAGTTATTACGGCGATTCCGGTAGCGGCATCTTTCGGCAAACCGACGGCAGGCTTATCGGCGTTCTCTGGGGTGGGGCAGATGGATCCAGTTCTTCGGCCGTTCCGGTTGAATATTGCCATGGATTTCTGAAGCGAATGAGAGAGCGTATCCAGGCGCGACGCGATGCCCGCAGCAAAATACGCCGGCCGGGTTCGCCTGG